ACCGGGCGTGACCACTTTCCTCAAATATAAAAGTGGGCTAAATCAGCTCTGGTAATGTCTTTTTTGATATGCCAAATGTCTTGGGACTTGTATGTACGGCTGTCTATAGCATGATTTTGTGCGGTTCCTGGAAATATTTTTTAACAATATTCCATACGTTTTAGGTGATGAGACAGATGTTTTCTCTTCCTCTCTTTCTTCACAAAAACACTCAATCAGTTTCCTTAAAGTTTTGGCAATATTTTGTAAACCACCACCAAGAATATCAAAAGCCATCCTCATTTCATCTACCAACAAGTCTATATTCATACATATCACCCCAATCCTACAGATTTCTTTGCCAGCATATCAGCTTCTTCATTGAACTGAATTCCAGTATGAGCTTTTACATGTTTGAAATATAATTTTAATCCGTTCTTAATTGCAGATTCTGCTAACGCCACATATTGCTTAGTTTCCTTTTTCCTCGCACACCATTTACCTGTAATCCATTTTTCGATTCCCTCATAGTCATAATAAATGGTCAGTTCTTTCATGCCAAGTTTTAAGGCAGTCTGTATGGCATCGCTGGCTCCAAGAATTTCGCCCGCCACATTACGCATTTTACTAAGTGCAACCTTGTTTCCAGAACCTTGAAGAATATGTTTGTGACCAAATTTATCAATCAGGAATCCGCCCCATCCATATGTATGTGTCTCAGCATTATATGAGCCATCCACAAATGCGAAGGAATGTCTTTTATAACCCATAAATATCACCTATATACCTTTCCTGTATTTTTATCTTTCAAAACAATTCGCTCCTCCAAATGAAATCCAGATAACTCACAAATATTGAAAATAGTGTCCAGTAATTTATGAAACTTATCATCCTCATTCTCAATATTTTTAATAGCCTGATAAGCTGTCGGGTCAGAATATCCAGATGCATTTTTTCTTATATCATCATCTCGTGCCAAATATATCACCTCCAATCTTACTTAAATCGGATAATACGTTTCCACTGGCTTTCCTAAGTATTTAGCAACGGCCATTTCATAAGTGACCGATTCGCCAAAACTTCCATCATACTTAGGTATAGCCACAACCTTATCTGCCGCTGCAATACGACAAATATAATCAAAGTCAATCTCAAACAGCGTTTTATCTCGCTGCTCTATTGGATAATCGACAAGAAAACCGTGCGATTTATAATGTTCCACAGCCTCTTCAATAGCCGATTGCTGTGATAAAGAAGCCAGAATACAAATTTTCTTGAACATCCTTTCACCTCCAATCATAAATGCAGCACCCTTTCTGAAATCTCCTGTGTTCTTCCTTGATTCCAGAAGTTAGTGCCGATGTATCCGCATGTCCGACGTGCAACATTTAATTTATTTTGGTCACGATTTTTACATATCGGACATTCCCAAACAAGTTTTCCATTGTCACGAACAATCTGAACCTCTCCCTCAAAACCACATACCTGACAGTAATCGCTCCTTGTATTTAATTCAGCATACATAATGTTTTCATATATATACTGAATAACCGATATGACTGCTGGAATATTGTGATTCATATTTGGAACTTCAATATAACTGATAGCTCCTCCAGGACTCAATGCCTGAAACTCAGATTCAAATGAAAGCTTTGTGAAAGCATCAATCGGTTCTGTCACATGAACATGGTAACTGTTTGTAATGTAGTTCTTATCAGTAACTCCAGAAATAATCCCAAAACGTTTTTGTAAACACTTGGCAAATTTATAAGTTGTGCTCTCTAACGGAGTACCATACAAAGAGAAGTCAATATTGGTCTCTTCTTTCCATTTGGTACAATAATCGTTGAGTGTTTGCATCACATAAAGAGCAAATTCCTTACCTCCTGCTGTGTGAGACTCACCAGTCATGTACTTAACACATTCATACAAACCAGCATACCCAAGACTAATCGTGGAATATCCATTATATAAGAGAGTATCTATGGTCTCATCTTTGTCCAGTCTTGCCAACGCCCCATATTGCCAAAGAATCGGAGCAACATTTGACAGAGTCCCTTTCAACCGATTGTGACGTGCCATCAATGCAGGGTAGCAGATATTATCCAATCGGTCTTTCAGAATATCCTCAAACCTATCAAAGTTTCCATGAGCGCTTAATGCTACGTCTGGTAAATTGATAGTTACAACTCCCTGATTGAAGCGTCCGTAATATTTGTGCCCAGGCTTCCAATTTTTACATTTGGAATAGTTCTCTGTAGTACGGTCGGGAGTAAGAAATGAACGGCATCCCATACAGGTATATGTATCACCATTTTTCAACTGCCTCTCGATTTTGTTTGAAATATAATCCGGAACCATCCTCTTTGCGGTACATTTCGCAGCAAGTTCTGTCAAATAATAATACTCAGAACCAAGATAGGTGTTATTCTCGTCCAAAGCATATATCAGTTTAGGAAATGCCGGAGTAATCCAAGCCCCAGTTTCGTTCTTAACTCCTTCCATTCTCTGTTTTAGAACCTCTTCAATTATAACCGCCAAATCTGCCTGCTCCTGCTCATTATCAGCTTCGTTAATATCCATGTAGACCGTGATAAAAGGAGCCTGTCCATTAGTAGTCATCAGAGTTACAACTTGATACTGTATTGTCTGAACTCCTTTTTTAATGTCTTCGTACACAAGATGTTCAATAAACTCGTCGTAATTGTTTTGCGGCATAAACGATAATAATTGGCTGTTTTTCTGCTTAAAACGCTTTCTCGTATCATCTACGAATGGAGCCAGATGAGCCAGGCTTATAGATTGACCGCCATACTGTGAACTGGCAACCTGTGCTATGATTTGGGTAGCGATATTACATGCTGTACTGAATGTGTGTGGTTTCTCAATGAGTGTTCCAGATATAACGGTGCCATTTTGCAACATATCCTCCAGATTTACCAAATCACAATTATGGGAATGCTGAATAAAATAATCAGCGTCATGAAAATGAATCAGACCATCATTATGAGCCTTTACAACAGTTTCTGGCAGCAACTTTCTCATTGTAATATCTTTTGAAATCTCACCTGCGATATAATCCCGCTGCGTTGGAATAATCTCAGGATTCTTGTTACTGTTTTCCTGCTTAACTGATTCATTTACATATTCAACAAGAGACATGATTTGCTTATCAGTATTTATCTCCCGTTTTAATTTGTGGTCGTAACGATAACGAATATACGCTTTTGCGACCTCGTATGCACCGTAACGCATAAGTTCCGTTTCTACAATTTCCTGAATTTCCTCAACTTCAACGGCTCTGCTTAATTTACCCAGAATATCAATTACAGAATTGGTAACGGCACTGATGTTATCGCTGTTAAGCTGTTCCTCCTCGTCAACCTCAATATTTGCTTTGGATATCGCATTAAATATCTTTTCCGAATCGAAGTCAGCTTCTGTTCCGTCCCGCTTTATAATTTTGCTAATCAATTTTACACCTCCAATTTATTTAATTTTACGCAAATCCTTTAGGAATTGGTTTTTGCTTCTCATAATCCGGACAGGAGAAAGAAACATCTACATGTTCTTGTTTCATCATTACATCCCACCCATAATCATCATTCGGACCGTCACCATAAGTTGTATTTTTCAATTTTTCCATGGCTTGTTTTGGGCGATTATGATATTTACACACCCTGTTGAACATACAATCATCACAATCTGTTAATAATTTAAGCATTTTCTTCTTCTCCTTTCGCGTTATAAGTAATAATCTCACTATATGGTAATTGCTCAATCCACTGGCAGAACTCACGCCACTCATCCAACTTATGTTCTTTACGCCAGCGATAAATCCCGACAAGCACCTCATAGTTCAGCATAACTGTCCGTTTTTGGTTATAAGAACTTGGAAGGAGCTGAATCATCTGCCACCAAATATCTTTTGCTGAAAAGCCGGTTTCTTCTTCAGTTTTCAATGCTGTCAAATATTTTTCTCTACATACGTTCAACATATTCACAGTAAGTTCGAGAATGCCATAAGGAGAGAATTTACACTCTCCACAACCCAACTCAATAGATGGTGTGAGTCTTTCATCCTTATTGTGGTTTATGAAATTCAATAAGTGCTCACAGGAAAAATCCTCCAATGTAAATTCCTTAGAATGAATCTTATGCATCGTAGAACATGAATTAGCAACGGTACCAACCTTGTATGTATCAAACTCCTTCCACCAGTAAAGCGGAGCAGTGATATCTACATATACTGTAATCATCCGACGATACTTTGCATGAACCGGTCCACCTGCTGCCAATTTCATCATAAGTTCGTGGTCTGCTTTCCCAACATGAAACCCACCATCAAAAGAATGTCCGCAGTCATGCTCGCAACAATTATCACATCCGATATGCTTGTCTCCCCCGCCACAGATGCCACTATCAGACTTATCCCAACTATTCATTGGGTTACGCATACCTCTAATAGTTTCTTCCAGACCGTGAATAGTTACATTTTCTATTTTAATCATTATCTTTTTCTCCTTTCTGAAACTTTTTATTAAAAGCTTCTTCACTTAACATAATCACACCTTGACAATTATCATAAGTACAATTCTGAGGAGGGATTACCTTAACTTCATCTCCGCTCCTCAATTTATCTATATCTTGTTCGGATAAAGAAATATATAGTATCATTCTCAGTATCCCTCCTGTTCCCAGTAGTACTTACCATATACAATGGGTTTATTACTAAATATCAATACCAGCCCTAATGGAATCATAATCATTCCAACGGTTGCATCTCCATCTAATAACCAAGTGGAAACTACAGTTAGCACAAGAGCCACGACTCCAAGTAACTTCTGTTTGAGAAAATATAAAAATCTTTCTCTTGCTTTTATTTGTTGTTCTCTATGCTCCTTCGCTTTCTTTTTGTACTCATTTATGCAAGCCATGTATCCATCTTGAAATCCCATATCGTAATGGTATTGATTTATATTTGTTGCACAATTCATAATTCCCTCCAGTCTACACATTAGTAATACTTTCAAAGTGTTTATCTCTACCTAATTCTGCAACTGGAGTACCTGCCACTCCCGCACTCTCTCCTGAATCTGTTGTTCTGAAATATGCTCCTTCTTTCTGTGGATACATAAATTCAAACATAAGATAGTTTGCAGCATCACAAAGATACTCTGTATTTCCAGTAGCCAAATACTTTTTGATACACAAATTATGCGAATCCAAAGCATTTACTAACCCCATTCCAAAGTTGTCTGCTGCCGTACCGTACTTATAATAGGAAGTAGCCACGCGGTTCTGGCGCAGCTCATCAAAACGGTCACTGTATTCTTTTGGTTGTTTTTTACCAATATCACTCATAAAATTTCTCCTTTCTGACAAATATAAAAGGAGCCTGGATTTCTCCAAGCTCCTTATAACTTTCTATATTGCTCCTTACGGTATCTTATCGAGAATAGCCTCACACATCAAACCAATTGATGTTGGTTTATAATCCTTATCAAATCCGTCATATTGTAGCCGATCAGCAACCGTATCCTCGATATCAATCCAGTAATCATCTTCCTCGGATAGATTATTAAAATCGCATTCTAACCCAAGAGACTTCATAAATTCAATTTCTTGCTCTGTAAACATGATTTATTCTCCTTTCAAATATTTTTTTCGTTTCCTTTCTCCCGTTTTCCAAACAGTTACTATTTCTCCAGTATCCGGGTTCGCATTTACAGTAGCATTATTGCCGATGAATCTTTGACTCCTCCGATTTTCTTCATCTACTTTAATATTATCAATATGAATCGGCTTAGTCAACGCATTCTCAATCTCCTTAGCAGTCACCCTTCGAGAGGGCTCTTCAATTCTATCCAATGCATGTTTAGAAATATGTGTAACTGATACTCCATTTGGTGTTTCTATTTTCTTCTTATTAAGACACGCCTCTATAGAATATCGGTCATGTGATAACTGTTCCGCAGTACGTCTTACACCCCACTTTTGTCCTTTTATTCCATGGTGGGCAAGTTCAAAAGTTTCCTCATCCAGTTTTTCTTTTATCCTGCCAAGAATGTCTTCGACTTTCTTTCTGGTATTTGTATGTAGTTTCATATATTTTTTATGTTCATCATACCATTTGAAAATCTCATGCAAATTCCCTTTTGCCCAACTAAATGCCCACCAGTCACAAATCATCTCCCAAATATAATTGATAGGCATTTCTATTAGAATCTCACCCTCTTTTGGATCATCGTTAATCAAAACCCAATGTTGCCAATGATGTGGGTTCCGATGTAGATGTAATAACCAAGCCTTTCTGTAATCCTGCACAACTTGATATGATTTATTATTACCGTAAAAATAGGCATCGTATGCTTCGTACTCATCTGACTCAGATTTCGACTGGTCGTGGGCAAAACAACACTGCCATTCTAAATTTGGAATATCCTTAATCATATCCGGGAGATTATTCCGAATCCAGTCAAAACCATTTTTTACATTCTCTTTATGTTTTATCAGATACTGGTCATATTGATAACTCATTATATCTTAACCTCCATACTGTAATCCAAAATGAGAATATAAACTGCTATAGATAGCCTTTTCTATCTCATCTTTATAAACCGCTATGTGTTTTCCGTCATTGACAATAGTCATGGTTTCCCGAAGCAATGGTTGTGATGCTGTAATGCCACTGGACTTGGCAGCGGGTAACAAATACGCCAAAGCTTCCATTTCTTTATGGTCACATTTATCAACAAACGGGCACGCGTGACATTTTTTAGATAATCTTGATAATCCTTCTGTGGTCATTTTGTTTAACCCTCCTTTTCAAGTGTCGATGGAAGATACCACTTTCCTCTAATTTTCTTTGCCTCTGGATAAGCACCTGCTTTAATTGCTTTTCTTACTGAATCTGCTTTGAGATTCTTGGATTCGGCAAAATCCTTCAAAGATATATATTCAGGAGCATCTGTTGATTCTTTTGGCAGCCACTTCTTAAATTCATTGAAATAATTTCCACGATTTCCAAGAGCCTTTTTAGAAATTGCCATTGCCAAACCTTTTTCAGGGTCATACTGTTCTCCCTTTCCGCATTTTACAACGGTTTTGTCTCCGTCATCCCAATATACAACTGTTGCTGGCTCGTTAAAAATAACATTTTTGATACGCAATCCATTCATTCCGAACAGGCTGCCTTTTTTATACATATCTGAATAGTTAGTGTTCATATTATCTCCTCCAATTCCGAAAATATCATTTAGCATTCTTTTCATCATATTTCTACCACTATTTCTACATGGAACAAGAAACAGCTCTTCATTGACGGTTACTGCGGTTTCTTTTTTCTTTTTCATTTCTTTTACTGCTTCTGCATACACCATAGCATCTATAGCATCTACATACCTATAACCGTCAGTGATATTCCCAATCAATCTTTTAGACTGTGTTTTTTCTTTTTCCGCCATTTCACGCTTGATTTTTTCTACCTGTGTTTTTAAATTTATTGTATTACGGCATACTGGACAACGGTTACCAATCATATCCGTGTCAATATAAGAACCGCAAAACTCACATGTAATATCCATATTGATCTCCTTTCATTTTTTAAGATTTTTATCTAGGCGTTTGCGAAACGCCACAATC